TGTTACTTCAGGGTTAGAAATTACTACTCGTTTTTCCATGGTTTGCGTCTTGATACCTACTTAAGAGTAACTAACAGTACTTAACAATGCTTATTGTTAATTTTTTTGCCGAACTAAAACGCAACCATCGTAAAATAATTTATACAGGTCTAAAAATTGAGCATCCCAATAGAATTTACTGTAAAGTTTACTTTGATTATGCTTTTTTGATATAATTATTTTTAAATCATCAAGTAAACAAAAAGGTCCACTTTTAAAAGTTTCAAGATAATTCCGCCGATCTAACCTTTGCATTAATATAAACCTTACCCTGGAAACACGAGGTCCGTTATAAGACTCTAACGACTTTTAACTTACTTGCTAGAGTAAAACGTCAAACAAAACTAACGATTTCAGAGTAAGAGCTGTGAATTAAAACTGTAACCACAAGGGCCGAAGCCCTTGTTAAGGCCTAAGCCTTTTGCTCAAGAAAACTCAGTAACTAACTAAGATTATGCGTTGATTGAAGGAGCTTCAACTGCAGCAAGATCTAGAGGGAAGTTGTGAGCGTTTCTTTCATGCATAACCTCCATTCCAAGGTTAGCACGGTTGATGATATCAGCCCATGTGTTAATAACACGACCTTGAGAATCAACAACTGACTGGTTGAAGTTAAAACCGTTTAGGTTGAATGCCATAGTAGAAACACCAAGAGCAGTGAACCAGATTCCAACAACTGGCCAAGCAGCTAGGAAGAAGTGAAGAGAACGAGAGTTGTTAAAAGAAGCGTACTGGAAGATTAGACGACCAAAGTAACCGTGTGCAGCTACGATGTTGTAAGTTTCTTCTTCTTGTCCGAACTTGTATCCAGCGTTTGCTGACTCGTTTTCTGTAGTCTCACGGATTAGAGACGAAGTTACAAGAGAACCATGCATAGCAGAGAATAGAGATCCACCGAAAACACCAGCTACACCTAACATGTGGAAAGGGTGCATAAGGATGTTGTGCTCAGCTTGGAATACGATCATGAAGTTGAAAGTACCTGAAATCATTATGTTCAGTGAAATTCGCTAGATTCCACCCGAGCGGTTAGCTCAGCTTTATGTTACCATAAAGATCAGACTATATCATAACCCCATAGCATTTGTGCGCTGTTATGGGGTTCTCGCCTTTTCGAAAGCGCTTGCTTTCTACTCCCTTGGGGATAGTCGTTAGGCATTTTCCGATTCAGACCATTCAGGATAGTTAGGATCCTGAATACGTTTTCTTATAAGATTTCGGCTATGATTTGTTTGTCGAGAAGCTTCAGCGATACTTGGATATTGGGACCCTTGGATAGAAACCTTTTTACCAAGTTTGTCATTTGGGATGCCTTTTAGGGCATTACGAATCTTTTGTTTCGTTGCCTCTGTATGAGTCTTGCCCCAAAAAGGATTAGTATCACCTGGGTTATGAATTCCTTCATAAACATTATAAGCTTGGCTTCGGTTATGGAGGATATATTCAAGTTCCTTACTACGGCGAAGTGGGAGTTCATCCCATTCATGACCCTGGTGAAGGACTATAAATTGAAATAGATCTGGTCCATAAAGGTTCCAGTCGACTTGTAAACTTTTATTTGGATGTATTTTTCTATTGAGCATTGATTTATGAGATGCTAATCGTCCAGAAACGTTACTAGATTCCCCATAGTATCTCCAATCATTTTCCAAACAGTGAATCATATAAATGCCTGATCTTTTTCTGGGTCTGGTACGATTTAGCACGGGATTGTCCTTGGCAATAGGCCAAGCAGATTCCCCGTTTAGACGAGTTCGCACTCTACCTTTACAAGTAGAGGGGGCAAAAAACTTTACCAAGAGGCATACCATCAGAGAAAGAACCCTGACCTAGTGGGTAGATGATGAAAACTGCTGTTGCTGCAGCAACTGGTGCTGAGTAAGCAACTGCGATCCAAGGACGCATACCAAGACGGAATGAAAGTTCCCACTCACGACCCATGTAGCAGCAGATTCCTAAGAAGAAGTGACATACGATTAGCTGGTAAGGACCACCGTTGTATAGCCATTCGTCAACTGAAGCTGCTTCCCAGATAGGGTAGAAGTGAAGACCAATTGCGTTTGAAGTTGGAACAACTGCACCAGAGATGATGTTGTTTCCGTATAGAAGAGAACCAGAAACTGGCTCACGGATACCATCAATATCAACAGGTGGAGCTGCGATGAATGCGATGATGAATACAGAAGCTGCAGTAAGTAGAGTAGGGATCATAACTACACCAAACCATCCGATGTATAGACGGTTTTCAGTTGAAGTGATCCAGTTGCAGAAGTTTGCCCATAGGCTAGCGTTAGCGCGTCTTTCTAAAGTTGCTGTCATGATTATGATTTATATTTTTATGATTTCCCAGGAAAAT